GTTTCTAAAGAGGGAGGTAAGTTAGTCAATGCCAACTAAGAATGATGTAACTGGAGATTCAATCCAGACAAAAGTATCAAGTAAAGCTTACTTGGATAATTACGATGCCATATTTGGAAATGGTAGAAAACAAAAAGTCAAGCAACAATCAATGACTGAACTTAATTGGGATGGAAATGAAGACCGAGGTAGGTATGGAGAAGACGAATCACCACAAAACAAGGTATCATCGGGTTCTGTTTGATCAGGACAGTCCATTCAAGCGTCACCAAGTTGTTCCTAATAAAAAGAAAAATATTCCGCGTAAGTCAAAGAACGGTAATATAAATATAAAAGAGGATTAAATATGGCAGATCTATTAGACTTTGATTTTGGTTTTACAGCCGTTGATGAAAACGAATTAGAAGCAGTACAGAAGGTCACTTCTGAGGCTTCTTCAGCATCTGCTACGGCACAAGAACTTGAAGATAAGTTAAACAAGCTATATAATTCTATATTACCACTCCTTAGTAATCTTAAACAAAACCCAGAAAAAGAATATATACTTTGGCCTAATCGAACAGAGAAGATCGAGCAGTTTGAAGATTTAATTCGGGAGATTATTAAATGACATTAATTTCAAGTGGCGCATTAGGATTAAAAGATGCTGGAACTAACCCATCCTCTAGTGTTCTTTTAGATACTGGTTATAATTCACTATCATTTGGAGCGGATTCTAGTTGGGCACAATATCGACGTATCTTTGAATCAGAACCTGGTTTTTCATCATATTTTGGTCAACAGATTACTGATGGAACTGCATACTATTATAGAAGAAGTACTAGTGCAGCTGCAAGAAAAACATACGTGTCTTTTACTTCATCTAGTGGTTATAATTCACCTATATTTACCGAGGCGTGGGATTATATGGGCGCGGCGCCTTATGGTGCGTGGTCAGGTAATGATTTAGCACTTAACTCGTCTACTTCATCTACAGTTGGTAGTTTAGGTACTAGTACATATACAGATGCATCTGGTACCCTAAGAACCATTAATGATATAGGGTATTTAAAAAATACCAGTTCTTTTAGTAATGGTGGTTATTCTCAAAATACTGGTAACCAATTTTGGTTTTCTTTATCGGGAAATGTGCCTAATACCGATAATGCTTTTTATCAGCTTACAACTTACGATAATAGTGGCAACGGCCTTATTCATACACGTAGTGGAGCATCATATGACTATGATGGAACTCAGAGTGTTTGGACTTGGGATAATATATCAGACACAAATATGGATTTTGGTAATGTAAGAACTTCATCGACTAGAATTTATATTATACGAAGCGGTACTACTACATTCACTAACGGTATTGCAGAAGAAATGTCAGGTAACACGAATACAAATAATGTTGCTATGAGTTCTTATTATAAAGGTGGAACATATCATAACACACCAGGAATTCCAACATCTGGACAAATAGAATTTTCAGATTTTTATGGTAAGACTAGAGTAGGTACTGGGGTACACTCTCAAGCCCTTGCACACACTTACTCAAACAGTCAGTATTTTACAAGTAGTACTCACGCCGCTAGTTCCAATTTTACTTTTCAGGGTTATACCACTAGATTGTCCGCACTGGCTCAATTTTCTGGTCAAAGTCTTACAGTAACCTTTCAAGCTCAAAGTGGTAGCCCAATATACACAAATTCTGGATGGACTACCATAAAGGTTTGGCAAGGTCAAAGTAATAATTCAGGTTCACCTGATGCAACTCTGTATAGAAGTAATATGACTTTTTCTGTAGCAAATAATGGCACTTCTACTGCCACGGCGTCTTGGACCCAGGCCGGTACTTTTTCCTTTGCAACTTATTTTGGCACGAGTACTACAACAAACTTTGTGGAGATAGCATAATGCCAATCACATTTACAAAAGTAAATAATACATCGAGAACTATAGACGCAGATGGAAATATGTCACCACTAATACCTTCTACTATAACCCTTACTGATGGAACGAATACAGTAGCGCAAGACGCCGTATACACTGATAATGCAATAAATTGGGACTTAACTGCAAAATTAGCTGTTAATACTTATGAATTACAATATGGTCAAATAAATGCGGCCACTTTAAATGCACAATCAAATATTGGTAAATCTTTACGTGATGATGTATATATGGCAGGTAGTATTGCTAGACAAGATTATTCCATTGATACTACTGAAGGTAGTGCTCTCGTAGATGAATTGGAAGCGGGTTGGGAAGATTTTATTCCTGACTACAGAAGAGATAATAAAAATCTAGTTTCAGAATTTACTCCTATGAGGCCACCAT